TCGCGCAAGCGGACCAGTACACGATCGATGGTGTCGACACGCGCAACGATTTCTCGGTATTTCGTGTAGTCCGAGATTCCGCGCAATACTTGGTCCGCATGCGCTTTGCGGTCCGCGTCAAGATCCTTGATCAGCCTCCATAGCGGAGCGTCGCTCAGCATTTGTTTCTTTTGTTCGCGGGGACCTTGGCGTTCTTCATCGGCTTCTTCGCTTTCATGCTGCCTCCATGAGTTTCAGTTGCTCGGCATCGAGCGTGCGTTCTCGGACGGTGTGCTCGGCAGCCGCGGGGCCGTCATGCAGCAATCCGAGAAGGAAAAGTAGTTGGGTGAAATCGACCTTCATCTCGCGCGCTGCCGCGGCGAATCTGGCTGGGCTTACGCGCGTGATCCCGCGCTTGAACAGAAAGGCGCGAGCGGCTCTGGCTGATGCGTCAGCCATTGGGCTGCGACGGCGGCATCAGCTGCGGCACAAGCGGCGGAAGCGGCATTCGCATCGCTGCCTCCGCGGGAATGCCGGACTGGATCAGCTTCTCGATGAGTTCGCGGTACTTCAGCGCCGCGTGTTCGGCGATGTGCGCAAGACCCGGAGCCTCTACCGCCTTCTGACCTTGCGGAGGCAGCGCATTGAAGAACGTCAGATGTGCTTCGATGTGCGCGTCGTGGTGCTGGCCCGGAAAGGCCTTGACTGGCTTCCCGGTGAGAATCGCCATGTTCTCCGACACCGGGTCCATCTCCTGGACTTCGGTGTAGTCCTTGACGATCAATTCCGCCTCCGGAATCTTCATCGTCTTCAACAGCGCGAGATCGACCATGCGCTGGTTCTCGGGGCCGTACAGATTGGGCTTTGCGGAAACCAACTGCTGCGCGGCCTGCGCCATCGCGATCCGCTGGGTGTTCGATACGATCGTCGGGTCGGATACCGGCGTGATATCAACCCTGTTGTCGAGGTCGGCTTGAAGGCTCCCGCCGGTTTCGTACGGGTACTCGACACCCCTGCGCCTGAAGAGCTTGACGAGGCACCTGAGTTCCTGCTTCAGCGAGCGATGATTGCGCTTGTGGATCGCCGAGAAGACCTTGCTGGCCTGCTCGATCAGAGCCATCGTGGTCCCGACTGGCCCCGTGCTCGGCGCGTCTCCAACCATCGCCTCCGTCGTCGACGAGAACCGCTGCGCGGCCTCGATCAGAGCGCGAAGCGTGAGTAGGAGCGTCTGGCTCGGCTCGCGAAACGGCGGGGTGTGGAAGGCGTTCTTCAGTTCCTCCGGCGAGAGGTCGATTTCCTGCCAACGGCCCATCTCTAGCGTGATGTCGAGTTTTCGCCCTCCACCCTGCTTGGCGACGAACCCGCCCTGCACGTTCGAGAACGCGCCGGCATCGATGATGGCGCGGAGGATCGCACCGCAGGACTGCGCGATGTTCCCCAGTACGTGGAACAGACCAAGTCCGTAAAAGCCAAGGCCCTCAAGGTACTTGTAGGACGCAAACCAGACCTGCTTCAGTCGCCTCTGATCCTCAGGGTCCCAGTTGCGATAGATCGACAGAACCTGCCGTGTGTTGCGCTCCATCGTGACGATGTACGGCAGAGCGATGCCGCCGCCTTCGTCCAGGCCACCTAGAACCAGGTTGCAGTGACACTCGTAGAGTTCCGGAACGTCATCAACACCGTTGGGTGAGCGTCGGTCCGATTCGTCCTTGGATTCCTGCTCAGCGCTTTGCTCTGGCGGACCGAATGATCCCTCCTTTAGGTCGACCTCGCGGAAATGCCCGCTGCGCTGGGCCTTGCGGATGTCGTTCAGCGACATCGTGAAGACTTGGGTGTAGTGATCGGCGTCCTTGAGCCCACTGGCCGTGTACGGCACCAAGAGGTTGGAGGCCGTTACGAAGCGCGCCTTCGCTTCGCCGGTAATTGGGTCCTCGTAGATTTTGCGAAAGATGTGCCCGTGCAGCGCCAGGATGAACAGCATCTGGTCGCTGTCTTCGTAGTAGTCTTCGTCTACGTCGGTCAGGTAGTGGTTGAAAAACCCCTCCACCCGTCGGGCCTGCTCAAGCATTTCTTCCGTCGGGCCTGGCACGGTCTTGCACTTAACCGGCCCTCCCGATGGAAACAACTCCTCCATCGCCCGGCTCGCAAACTGAACCGCCGCCTCAGCGATGATCGGATGGGTGACTGTAGACGCGCCCTTGAACAGCTTGTCCCCTTCGGCCAGCGGCGCGATGCCAAGCGTCTCCATGCCGTCGTTCAGGCAGTCATCCCACTCGGCGCGGCTTCGGCGGTCCTCGTCGACCCACTCCTCGATCTGCGAGGCGATGCGCTGCAACTCGCCTTCGTCCAGGTGTTCGGCAAGGTTGGCGCCGTGCTCCGTAACTACCGTGCGAGCTGCCGGGTCTGATCCGTCGATCGCGACCAGCACAGAGTCGCCGTCCAGAGCCATGCCACCAGCTGCCATAGCCACTGGGTCGGTGAGAACGACGTCCAGGCTCGGACCAGCGATCTCTACTTCGATCTCAGTAGGAAGTTCTTCGGCCATTCCTTGTTCTCTTTGGTTTCACGTCGTCGTCCTCCGAGCCCCACTGCACAGCCAGATTGCCGCGCAACCGCAGATGGGCTAGGACAAGGCCGATGCAGCCGTACAAAGCTTCGTTGTCGCCATGCGGGTAACGAGCTAGCAACGCCTTGAGCTTTCTTCCGGGATCTGTGTTTCGAACCCACGCACAGCGCTGCTTGAGTACGTCGTGAGCGACACCGACGACGTCAGCAACCGTTTCGAACTTGGCCCGACGCACGATCAGGTTCTTGATGCGCAAGTCCTTCAGGACCACGCTCGCCCGGGCCGGGATGTAGAAGTAGTCAGGCTTCCACTTCTTCCAAAGCTTTTCCGTCGTGTCGAGGAAGTGGTGAACACTGTCCCCAGACACGCACTTGAAGATGATGGCGTTGGCGATGTCGCGCTTGTTGCCGAAGCGCTCCTGGACCAACGGGTCTTCAATGTTCGGCAGGAAGATCCCGGCTATCGCTACGCACCACTGCTCGTCCGACAGCCACGCATACGCTGTGATGAAGTTGCAGGCGGGAAGTCGTTCTTCGTGTAAAGCATCTGGCTTTGGCGCATACGGCCACGTCAGCCACAGCGAGTCATCGAGAAGGCCGTTCTCGACCGGCTCCGCAAAGGTGATCGCAAGGGCGTCAGCAAGGTTCGGGGACTTGTTGCCCCTCTCCTTGGCGTCTTCCTTTGTCTCTATCTTGAGTTGCCCCTGAGCGCGGTACTCGTACTGGAATACGCTCAGCTCCATCTTCAACAAGTCGTCGTCCTGAATTGACGCCGTTTTCAGCCACTCCTTCAGACCGTCGTAACACTCCGCCCGCTTGTTGACGTAGCGCGTTTCCTCGACGGCTTTCCGTCTGAAGTCGACGCCGCGAACGCCGGGGAACTCGTTGCCCAACTGGCTGACGAGGTGATGACCAACGCCGATCGTGTCGACGAAGATGGCCTTCGGGCTTAGCTCACGAAGAAGAACCCGGAGCCTTCCAACTACAGCGGCCGGGTCCTTCTCGGTGAGGACGTGCTTGTAGAACTGTCGCCCGCCCTTCCTCGCGATGAGTACGGTCGGGTCCGTACCCCCACCACCTGGGTCTATACCAACAACACAGGGGCCGTCAGGTGCATCCGCAGGGTGGCGCTTTGCCGCTGCCTCGACCAACTCCGGATCGATAAACGAGCCCGCGGTAGCGCTGAATACGTCGGAAATGGAGCATGGAAACTCGCGTTTGAACAGAGCCAGACCCGTATCGCCGCCGCCGTACTTCGCGATCTGCTTCCTGCGCCACGCGAGATTGCGCAGCGTCATGCCCTTGCAGTTTTCCAGCAGCTTCTGTTCGTCTTCTGTCGGCTCGATCGGCTCGTCCGAGGCGTACTGCGGCTCCAGCCACCACTCCAGAAAGACCAACTCGAAATCGGATTCGCCGCGCATCACCGAAACGGCCTGGGAGTGGAACCAATCGCCCGGCCCGTTGCCGGTTGATTCCACCCAGATTTCTGTTCCGTCGGCATCCGCGACCGCAGTCATCAGGCCGCGCGCAGTCTCCTCGCCGTGCGGGAAAAACGCCGCTTCCGAGAGGTGCAGGAACTGCAGAGCGAAGCCGCGGCCGATGTTCGTGCTACCAGCAGTACCTACGCTGTAGCCGGAGTCGATATCGTCGAAATTTAGTTCGCGGACACTGTTGTTGTCGGCGTGCGGCCGGAGTTTCGGAGGGCTGTGCCGATAGAAGCGATCGGTGATCGCGAACAGTTCCTCGGTCGTCTCGCGGTCGTGCGCAGCGACGAAGGCCTTCACGCCCTTTCGATGCGTGACCTTCCAGAAAAACCGTCCCTGAACGTACGTCGAGGTCTTGGTCTTTCTGCCCTTGGCGACGATGATCCGAACCCGGCCCTTCTCGCGGAGCTGCCTTTCCGCAACAGCGTGGAGCTTCTTCTGTTGCTCCGTCAGGATGAACGGGATCAGACCGCCTTCTTGCGCGCGGATCTTGAGGACGCGGGGGGCGTAGTGCTCGAAGTCGTCTTTGAAGCGTCGGCGAATCTCCAGTTCGCCGGGGTCCATTCACTTCCTCTGAGCCAGCACCTTGAACACGATCCTCTTGGCCTTGGCGAATCGCCCGTCCTTCTCCCTGCGCCAAATCTCGGTGAGCCTCGGCTGGTCGTTCTCGCTGACCCAGCCGTATGCGGTATGAGTGGCGTGAAAGTCGTCAAGCGCTTCGCCAAACTCCTCCGGGCGGTCCAGCCAGAACCCGAACGAATAGCTCGTGGGCTCGACGGCACGCTTCGGACAGAACTCGTGCTCCACCGCGATCTTGACGACCCTGGCCGCCTCTTCAGCCAGTAGCGCGCCGACCTTGATCTGCTGGGCGACAAACTGAGCATCCACGATAGAGGCGGCCATCGGGTACATGCCGGCGAGATAGTCCTCGTGGATGACGAACGGCACGTAATACCCAGCGTCAAAGTACGCACGGTCCCACTGAACAAGATCTTCTTGGCTCATCTGTCCCTGCTCGCAATGTTGATGAGGCTGAATCCCGCCTTCCCGATGGCGCGAATCAGAATGGACTTGATGATCGGCAATAGCGCAACGCCGACAAGAACGCCGATAGCGAACGCCAGGCCAGGGCTCATTTGTTGACCCTCATACCTCTGCCCCCCTGAAGTAGGCGACGCCGTCTACAACCGTGCATAGCTCTGGCGGCAGAAGTTTGCCGCCCCTGAACGTCAGCACCGCGAACCCCGAACGCCAGTTCTTCGGCCGCCCCTGCGTGTATCGAAACTGGGGGCCGCTAACGTCTGCGAAGACACCTGGGTTGATCCCGTACAGCGTGCCCCGCTCGTTCGTAACCGGCGAGACCCGCTGCGCGTGGTCGTGGCCGCTGACGAAGTGAACCGACGCTTGCTGGGCGTTGTTATGACTGGAGTGAATGCCGCCCTTCCAGTTGTGGATGATGAGCAGCGGATCGGTGCCCCAGTTCACCTCAAACCCGTAGGACAGCGGCCAGTCAGGGAAACGCTCGCCGAGCGTCATCCCCTTGACGCCCTCCGCCTTC